ACCGCCAAGCCCCCTACGGTTACATGGCCAGAGCCAGGGACATATGGGTCCACCGCTCCGGCACCTGCATCATCAGCGCCCAAGGTCCCAGTCCCCCCGGTTAAGCCCAGCCAACCGGGTACGTTTGGTAGATCAGTGCTGGAACCAGAGCCCCCAGTCAGACCAACCGCCAAGCCACCTACAGCCACGTGGCCAGAGCCAGGGACATATGGGTCCACCGCCCCAGCGCCTACACCTCCAGCACCCAGGGTTCCAGTCCCTCCAGTTAAGCCCAGTCAGCCGGGTACATTCGGGAAGTCCATCGTTCCGCCTGAGGAGCCTCCAGCCACGGTGAAGCCGACTGTCAGACCAGTTGCCTTGAGGCCCAGTCAACCCGGCACCTTCGGGCGGTCCGTAGTGCCTCCAGAGTCTGGGGAGGCTCCACCGTCTGTGGGTGCGGGTGGTGTTGGGTGGACTCGGAGCCCCCAGGCTATGACACCGCCCCCGGCTCCGGTTGGGCCTCCAGTCCCACCACCAGCCCCTCCACCTATGCCTCCGCCAGCACCAGTGGCTGCACCACCTCCAGAGCCCCTGGTATCACCGGACCTTAATCAGGCTGCACTGGAGCAGACTATTGCCCCCAAAGGTGAGCTGAACAGGCTAGCTCATGGTCAGGCCGGGGACAGGGGGCTACCTGCATACCCAGAGCTAGGATTGGAGGAGTCCCCTGCTGGCAGTAGGGCTGGCGCTCATGACCAGCTCAGTGCAGCAGCCCAAGCTAACTACGGTGTTGGGTGGGGTGAGCTAGATGAGAGGCAGATGGAGCAGATCATCGCCTTCATGAATGAGAAGGGGTATCTGCCAGTCAAGGGTGAGTTGAAGGCTGGATATGTCCCCAAGCCCTATGTGAGGACACCGAAGGCCCCAGAGCCCACCCCAGCTCCAGGGCCAGTGAAGCCCGGGACTAAGAAGCCCTAGAGGAATAAGGCTTTATATGCCTCAGTCCCAGGGGTACATCCATACTTATCCAGGAAGCGCTTCTTCCCGGCCTCTGCCCCACGCCTGATCTTGTCCCTCTCAAGGTAGGAGGCACTGCCCAGCGTCTGAGAGCCATGATGCAGGAAGGGCAAGTTGACAGCCACTGCCGTGATACCAGCCCTATGCATCCTCACATGATAGTCATTGTCCTCGTAGTAGGCTGGCCAGTACTCCTCATCGAACGGCCCTACCTTCTTATAGGTGTCCCGGTGGATCATGAAGCAGGAGAAGTCCGGGTGGGGAGATGGGACAAGTACTAGGCGCTTGAATATCTCCATCTCCTTCTGGGTGCGGACTGAGATGCCGGTCACAAAGGGCAACTCCAAGCCCGCCAGTGTACGGTATGTCATGGGGTCTATCTCCACATCATTGTTCAGCACCAGTATCCTCTCCCGGATAAGGGACAGATACTTGATGCCCCAGTTCCAGCAGTAGGCCAGACTCTCCCACCGCTTGGTGTATATGGAGTGGAGATGGAGCCCCGAGACAGACTTGAGCCACTCCCTGGTGCCGTCCTTGCTGTAGTTGTCGATCACCATCACAGGCACACTGTGGATGTCTGGATAGGTGCCGACTGTGCATCGGAGTGCTGACTTGACTGCCTTCTTAGTCAGGTGGATGTTGTTGTGAGACACGATCAGGATAGCCATCAGCCCCTCACCTCTATAGGCAGCACATCACGGTACGTGTCCCAGAGCCACCTGTGAGGCAGCTCGTGGTCAGAGCGGGTAGTGCCCCCCTGCAACCAGGGGGCCTTCTCATAGGCTTCCTTAGTTGAAGTCCCGCCTCCCTTGTGGTTACACAGGACACCGGCCATCCATATCTCCTTACCATCCCTGGCGGCTTGACAGGCTATCCAGGTGTCCAGGCAGTGGTGAGTGAGTTGAGTGGGCCAGCCTCCCACTGAGGCCAGCCACTCCACACTCACTGCCATGAAGAAGGCATCCAGGACGGCGACACGGCACTCCCCGGTGAAGCGCTTACCATGAGTCTCAGCGTCCACCTGATTAGACCTGTAATCATTACGCGCCATGTTGAAGATCTGATAGGGCTTGCGATAGAGGTCCCGGTTGCCCAGGCCCAGAGCGCCTCCCAGTCCCACTGCCACCACGTTGGGCTTGGCCATCAGCGCCATGACCCGATCTATGCTAGGTCCCAGGATCTCCAGGTCCGAGTGGATGTAGACCAGGACCTTAGTGTCATCTCTACAGGCTGTGGCCAGAGCCCTATCATACAGATAGGATGGCTCGTGCAGGTTCTTAGCGTTATCAAGCGGCTGAGTCCGCCCAGACTCGGTGTCTGCCTCCTGCTCCTTCCAGGTTGGCTTCTGATCCCCGCACTCGATCCACACTACCTTGTGCATAGTCCCTCCCTTAGCCAGCGCATCCATGGGTAATTGAGTCTGGTCCAGTCCAGGTGGGCTACCCGCTCCACCATCCTGTCTGACGTGTCATTCCAGTTGCACAGCCGGTCCTCTATGACGGCGCGGCACCTGAGGTAGAAGTCCTCTCCCCGGATGACAGCACGAGCTACGTTATGCTGGGTATCGACTCTCAGGCCGATGGGGACCACCCAGCAGTCAGGGTATGTCAGCTCAGCCCCGGCCCCATACCGGGTCACGATGCAGGGTGTCCCGCAGGCCATGCTCTCAACAATGGGGTATCCGAAGCCCTCACCTCCAGAGGGTAGGATGGTGCAGGCACAACTGGAGTAGGCTGCGGCCAGCGCCCCATCCGACACCTGGGTGGTAGTGATCTCAGTGCAGTCTGCCACCCCATAGTCAATGGCGAGGTTGGGGGCCGACCAGTGGCGGACAAGTACATCAGTGTGCAGCCATGCCTTGAAGCGGTTGCCATACTCCCGCTTGAGGAGCTTGAAGCACTCGAATGCCACAGGGAAGTCCTTACGGGACTGGTTGGCCATGACACAGCCCACCTGGATGACACCATCATCCTCCTTGCGGGGGCTGGGCTTGAAGGTGTCCGTGAAGATGCCATGTGGGAGCCAGTCCCCCTTCCTCTCTGCTACCTCCGCTCCCCACTCGCTGGCTATCAGGACTCTATCGTAGCTGTCCATGATCCGCCTGGAGTAGGCTGGGAGGCGGGCGTAGTTGGGGCCGTAGGAGTCTACCGGGAAGTAGCCCCACTTCTGGAATGTGCGGCCCTCCCCAAGGTATCCATTGCCCAGTGCGAACCAATCACGGCGGCTGACATCATCCAGCGTAATGATTACACCATCCTCGCCACCTGAGAAGTCGTGCCACACGTCCTCCAGGTAGGACTGGCCCCAGCCAGCGCTCTCAGGGTGGTCATAGAGGACGAAGGGCAGGTTGCGCCGGTTGCCTATGCCCAGGCCCATATAACCTACCCTGAACTCAGGCATGGTGCAGGCAAGGCAGGCCAGATCCCGGCCAATGCGGGACAGTCCACCATGCAGGGCCGGGTTGTCCCCTATAAATAGGATAGGGTTGGATAGCTTGCGATATCTCACCTAGCCTTCTCCTCCCATATGCGCTCTAGCACCTCTATCTGCCGCTCTGAGAGGCGGTGGGTACGATCGAACTGATCGGAGATGCTCTCGATGAACTGCTCCTCCCACTTGGACAGGTCACGTCCGTGGTCTACTACATCCTTAATCCACTGGCTTACTACCGTCATGGTGACTGGCATACTCTCTCCTCACTGCCGATACCGCTTCTCTTATTGCCTCCAGGTCCTCATCTGGCTCTGTGATCTCATAGGTTGCTGATAGAAGATGAGCTATCCCCATGCCCCTCATTACAGCCATCAAGCACATCAGGTCTTCTTCAGAGCACTCCACCAGGATGTCAGCGACTATGGCTGGGGGAGTGATGGGCATGTAAGACCTCCACAGTATGAGTGGTGTCTTCTTATTATCTGCCATTGCTACCTCCTTATTACTGGGCACCCGGCTGCATCCAGCATCCGTTCTACCTCATGGCCGGGTCTAGCGGTTGAACGTCCATAGGCCACCATATGTACAAACTGTGCTGATACGGAGGCCCTCACTGCTATCTCTGTTACCATGCCCCTGTTGTCAGTGATCCAGGAGCGTACTCTCTCCTCCTCTGGTGTCAGGGTGCGCTTCACCTTCTTCTTACGAAGGCCCTTCTTCTCCTCCTCTGCCCTCAACCATTGCAGGAACTGTGCGTATCGAGGGATCTTAGTGGCCATACCCCACTTTAGACTGGCCGTGTATTAATTACAAGGTTTAATTGAATACTAGTTGAAATCAGACACGGCTCCAGCTATAATGACTAGGTTTAGACATGCCCGCGATCAGCACTATCCCATCCCCAGGAGAGCTGGGGTTTAATCTCCCCTCGTGGAGAGCCAAGCAAGAGGAGGCTATACATGTAATTATTACAAGCGACAAGCGAGTGACTGGCCTCTGTGCCCCCACCGGCTTCGGTAAGAGTCCAGTGGCGGTTGCTGCGGCCATCCTATCGGGAGTGCCGACCTGCATCGTTACCTCATCCAGGGGACTGCAAGACCAGTACATGCGGGAGTTCTCCCACATGGGAATGGTGGATATAAGAGGTAGGCGCAACTACCAGTGTGGCCTCCGCGATGACTATACCTGCGAGGAGGGCCATGCTACCCGCTGCCCCTACAAGGGGACCATGAACTGCCCCTCCAGCAGCGCTGAGATGCAGGCTGCCTGCTCTAGGTTAGTCATTACTAACTATGCCAAGTGGTGTCATGCCCGCAAGTATGGGATGGGGATGGAGCACTTCGAGCAGGTGATCTTCGATGAGGGCCACGATGCACCCAACGCTCTATCTACCGCCCTCCAGGTCATCCTCCACCGGCACGAGATACAGGAGACACTTGGGCTCAAGCTGCCCGTCATTACTGATGACTTCGAGTGCTGGAAGAAGTGGGCTATAGGGGCCAGGGCTGCGGCTAATGAGGCACTGATAGCGGCACAGGCCCGCATTGCTGGGGTGACTGATCCCAAGCCAGCCTGGGTTAAGCACTACACCCACATGCGCCATCTGACCAGGAAGCTATCCGTTATAGCGCTGGCATCGGCTAAGAACTGGGTCGTGGAGGAAGTTGACACTACATTCCAGTTTGACCCCATCCGGCCTGGGGTGTATGCTGAGTTAGCCCTCCTGTTGAAGGTGCCCCGTATTATACTGCTGAGCGCCACCCTGCGTCCTAAGACACTCTGGCTGTGCGGTATCGGGAAGGCTGTATCAGACTTCTATGAGTTCGACTCGGACTTTGATCCCCGGAGATGCCCTATCTATTACATCCCGACCCAGAGGATGGATCGGAGGAATACAGACTGCTCCCTGCTATGGGCGCGGCTGGATCAGATTGCCTCTAAGAGGCGGGACCGGAAGGGCATCATCCACACCGTCAGCTATCAACGGCGTGATGAGGTGCTGAGCGCCAGCCGCTTCAGCGGGGACATGATTGTCAATCCCAGGGGTGAGCCGCCCACTGAGATGATAGAGCTGTTCAGAGGTTCACAGCCTGGGACTATACTCGTGAGCCCCACCGTGGGGACTGGCTATGACTTCCCCCAGCGGGACTGTGAATGGCAGTTTGTCTGTAAGATCCCATACGAGCCACCAAGCAAGATAGTCAAGGCAAGGGAAGCCGATGACCCGGAGTATCGGGGTTATCGAGCTATGCAGGACTTGGTGCAGATATTCGGACGGGGGATGCGTAGTAAGAAGGACCAGTGTGAGAACTTCATAGGGGATGAGCACATGGAGTGGTTCCTACCGAGGTACTCCCACCTCGCCCCTAAGTCATTCCATGGATTCTATAAACGGGTGCTGGCACTACCGGCACCCCCTGAGAGGCTGTAATGTCTGTATTGATTACACCACGCGGTGTTCCTCAGACTGCTTGGCGTGGCCACTTCAAGGCACACAACGGCAATGAGGGATACTATTGGGTCTGGCAGCGGTCGGCTAACTGCTGGTACTGGCAGACTAACTCCAACAATGGAGAGGAAGCGACAGAGGATCTGGCCAAGGAAGCGGCCAGGAAGTGGATAAGAGGAACTTAAGGAGACGTATGGCAACAGCAGTAAGGACTAAGACGACAGTGGAAGGGCCTAACTTCCTTCAACTGGGAATGTACGTGGGGGGGTTCACCCTTCCTGAGGGTGACTATTGCATATTCTTCAATGTCATCATGTTCGATGGGACTGGGGCTAAGAAGGTGCCACCCAGACTCGGTGTGATGGCGACTTGTCACAGCTTGACTGACCCAGCAGCAGAGCCCAGAGATCAGTTCTACTCTATGGGCACCAATGCGGATAAGTCATGGCTGCCTAACGCTACGGGGAAGGGGCTGGCGGCAGTACCGGGAGCGCCAAGTACTACGCTCCCAATGAATACCAACTGGAACCTGTTCCTGAAGCACCTGTACGACTGCGACCCAGGGATGGGGGATGTACTGTTCAATGACCTCACGGTGTTGGATGGCATCCATCTCCATATGATGCAGGTGCCAGAGCCTGAGGAGAGGAAGTCCTACGGGACCACCCAGACTGGGGAGGGTGCCCTGGATAAGGTAGCCAGCAAGATAGCGGTGCCTACTGAGATCAAGGAGAATGGCAAGCCCTGGGAGGGGGGCGGGGGACTCCCGACTCCGGTAGCGGGGAAGCCCAAGCCCTCAGCCAAGGCAGCACCGGCTAAGGGCAATGGTGCCACAGGTGCGCCAACACCAGCAGCCGCCACAGATGATGACATCAAGAATGCTGCCATCGCGGGGGTCACCAACATGTTGGAGAAGCAGCCCAGCGGAGTGCCCCGGATGCTGCTTCAGACCCAGGTGTTGAACGATGTCACTAAGACCATGGGCAAGGACATGAGTGACGCTGTGGGGGCTGCCTACTTCAAGTCCGTCCCAGCTCTCGATGCTCTGCTGGCAGAGGTGGGGTACGCGGTGCAGGGTGCAATGGTGAAGCCGGTAGTGTAACTGGGCCAGGGGTGGGGCAACCTTCCCCACCCCAACCTTCCATGAAGATTACCTCTATTCCGATTGAGATTGTACTACCTGAGCCTAAGGTGCCCCGCTCCCAGGGCATCCATGTCTCTAACATCATCCGGTGTATTGCTGCCAGCACCGGCATCCTCAAGCCCTCGTGGGCAGAGGAGCTATCCCTCTGGGATGTACGGACTATCACTGATCCTACTGCCATCATCCGTATCTCCATTGGCCTAGCTTGGGAGCAGTACTACATCCCGGAGATACTGGGGCCGCTGATGGGGGTGGTGGATCACCCCGGCGAGATGGAGGTGGATGGGATCTACATGACCCACGACGGCGAGTCAGTAAGTGTAATCATTACTGATAATGCCCACCCGACCACCGTCGTAGTCCACGAGGTCAAGGCCACTTACAAGAGCGTCAAGACAGTGGGGGACCTCCGGGGGCAGTGGATGTGGCTGGCACAGCTCATGGCCTACTGTAAGGGCCGGGGAACCAGGGTAACGATGCTGCATGTCCTGTTTCTATGCGGGACCTACATATTCCCCATCACCCCGGAGCTGCGATGCTGGCGTATAGAGTTCACGGAGGAGGAGATAGAGAGGAATTGGGAGATGCTTATGAGGTATGTAGAGCACAGTAAGGAGATGGGGGTATGACTATAATGGACGCCTTGATTATCTGCCTCCAGAAGGAGGTACGGCCTATGTTTGTACGGGAACTGGTGGAGCTGGCCACCATTGTCAGGAGGTCCGCCAATCTGAATAAGAGTGGAGCATCCTTGACGCCTCAGACTGTGGACCGGGTGGTGCGCACCCATCCTGGTGTGTTCTTCAAGGTGGGCACGCTGGTTGCCCTTCGATGCTGGGACAACTATATCCTATATAGGTGGGTGGACTCCTGTAAGAACCCACGCTCGCAGGACTATCGGTATGCTACCCTGGCGGACTTGGATACAGGAGGTGATAATGCCACTACCTAGATCCTTCACTCAAGCTGGATTCAGTGAGGAGCCTGCCCGCACCAAGGTGAGTCTGAGGAACGGTAAGCTACTCAAGCCTGTCATGATTGGAGTGGATGGGCTTACGGACACCGGCAAGTCAGAGTTCGGCCTGTCCTGCCCAGACCCAGGACTGTTCATCTGTCTGGACCGCAACATAGATGGCTGCCTGGACAACCCCAACCCACCACCAGCGCGGCGGGCTAACTGGGGCTTCAAGGTAGTCAATGTGCCAGTCCCTCCATCGGCAACCAGCAACAGCAGAGAGATCCAGCATGACTTCCTCAAGCACTGGGTAGAGTTCTACTCCATCTATGAGGGGGCATTGAACAACCCGGATGCCCTGACAGTGGTGGTGGATGGAGACTCGGATAGCTGGGAGCTACAGCGGCTGGCTGCCTTCGGTAAGACAGCCCAGGTGCCTAAGGAGAAGTATGTAGACATCAACAGTGCCCGCAAGCAGTACTACTCCAAGGCATGGAACAGCGGGAAGATAGTGGTCTTTACCAATAAGGTCAGGCCGGTCTATGTCACCAAGCTGGATGCCAAGGGCAACCCCATGCTGTCGGACAATGGCAATGAGGTCAGGGTGCAGTCCGGCGAGTACGAGAGGCAGGGCTTCCCGGACCAGGACTACCTGTTCCCCCTCCAGATCCGGCATATCTATGAGCCCCCTCGCTTCAACAGCGTCTCCGGTGTAGAGATGCCGGGTAGGTTCGGCATCAAGGTGATGAAGTGCAAGGTGCAGATGAACCTAGTTGGGACCGTGTTGTGGGGCGATGACTGCAACTTCGCTGGCTTGATGGAGTTGGTCTACCCGGAGATACCTAGATCGGGATGGGGTCTATGACAGAGCCACTGGATAAGATGCTGGATGATGTCTGCGTGACTTGTGGGCAGGCCCCGGATACCCCGGACTACTGCCCCCAGTCTGTCTGGCCATGCCGCCACCACTGTAATCATTACTGGTTGAATAAGGAGTGCTGCTGGTGTGGGCACACCTATAGGGAAGACTTGATATGATACTCATCTCCAGAGAGGTGGGAAGCCGGGAACTCCTACCCCTGTTCCAGCGCTATGGTATCCCCACTGAGTTGGTTGCCCTGCCTTATGGAGATGTGGCCTTCGATGGCAATGGTCCAGATGGCCTAATGTCAGTGTGCGTGGAGAGGAAGACTCTCCACGACATGCTGAGCTGCATAGACAGTGGCCGGTACTCAGCCTACCAGCGGGTGGGCATGGCTAACATCTATAACAAGAGCTGCCTCATGCTGGAGGGTAACTGGCGGCCTCATGATGGGGATGGGGCCGATGTCCTGATGGAGGGGTTCAGGAATAAGGAGGGCAAGATAGTGTATGCCCCTTGCCAGTATCGCAGTAGGCCCGTATTGTACTCCAAGCTGCGGCGCTACTTGTTCTCAGTTGAGTTCACCGGCGTGACTGTAATGTATACACGGGACATCCGCCATACTGTCCACGATATCTGTGAGCTGTACCATTACCTACAGAAGCCCTGGGACCGGCACCGCTCTATGCTGGAGATGCAGAAGATAGTACTGCCCAGCATCACTGGCCGTCCCAGCCTCAGGAGGAGATGGGCAGCAGACCTGGATGGGGTAGGGGAGGGCCTGAGCCTGGAGGCAGAGCAGCTATTCAGGACGGCAGGCGAGCTATCCAGGGCGGATGAGTCTGCATGGATGAAGATCAAGGGCATAGGTCCCCGTATGGCGAGGAGGATCATACACCAGATATGGACATAGTTAGATGTGCTCTCTGCCCCGGTGACCACAACTGTGTGGGGGGCGATGGCCCAGAGGATGCCAACATCCTGCTGCTGGGTGAAGGCCCCGGCCCAGATGAGGACCGGCGTGGGATGCCCTTCTGCGGCAGGACCGGCGAGGAGGTCAACCGCCACTATCTCCCCCTCTCTGGCTTGACACGGCCTGCCATACGGGTAAACAACTCCATGAAGTGTATGCCCAAGGGCAACAGCGGCAGGAAGATGGACATGGACAGGAAGGCAGACCGGGAGCTGCTTCAGTGCTGTGCTGCCGCTCATGTCTACCCCGACATTGCACGTAATCATTACAAGTTGATACTTCCAGTGGGGGCCTTCGCCTGCCTCGCCTTGGACTCCACTATTGACTTGGAGAAGCACCACGGCTTCCCCATAGAGACACCCTGGGGTGATGCCTTCCCCATGTACCATCCGGCTGGCGGGATACATGAGCCTAAGAAGATGCTCACGATCAGGACAGACTGGATTAGATTGAGGAAGTATCTCAATGGCAAGCTGCGAGTCCCGAGGGATGAGTACATTGCCCCAGACTATCAGGAGGCAGCCACACCGGATGACCTGCGGGAGTACCTGGGCTACGTGGAGGAGTTCAACCTTCCGATGGCCTGCGATACGGAGACAACCAGGGAGATGAAGCCCTACTGCCTGACCTTATCTATATGCCCTGGCACTGGCAGGCTCATACGGGCTGGGAACTATGAGACGCTGGACCTGTTCCAGGAGTACCTGAGGACCTGGAAGGCCCCCATCCTGTTCCATAACTGGCTGTTCGATGAGGGTGTAGTGGAGGACATGGGCCTCATCTTCCCGCGTAAGCGCATCCGGGACACCATGTCTATGGCCTTCCACCTGGGCAATGTGCCTAAGGGCCTCAAGACACTGGCGTATAGGCTATGTGGCATGGAGATGGAGGACTTCGATGATGTGGTGAGCCCCCACTCCCGGCCCCTGGTAGTGCTGTACTACCGGGAAGCCTACATGGAGAAGTGGCCCCGGCCTGAGATGCAGTTGGTGAGGCAGGATGACGGCACCTACAAGGAGTACCGGGCGCAGTCCATGAACACCAAGCTCAAGCGCTTCTTCACCGACTTGATGAACGACATGGAGCATAAGGATGTGTTCTCAGCTTGGGACAACTGGGAGGACAGCCATGCCATGATCCAGGAGAAGCTGGGACCGTGGCCTGGGAAGTGCATCACTCACGTCCCCTTCGATAAGGTACTCAAGTATGCGTGCCGTGACGCGGATGCCACCCTGCGAGTCTACCCCCTACTGGAGGCTATGAGGAAGCAGGTCAGGAGAAGGAAGCAGGAGGACTGGGGAGACTGATGCAGCGCTGCTACAATGGCGTCCGCTTGCTGGGGAGTGGGCCATCACTCAGGAACGTGGAGAAGCTGGACTCTGGGGCGCGGCCCATGATGCACTGTATGCGGCGCACCGGCCTACAGTTGGACTTGGACCACTTCCATAAGATGGAGAAGGAACTCAAGGATGACCTGGACTACTGCACTGAGCAGGTCCATGACCTCACTGGGTACTACATCAACCTGAGCAGCGGGGACCAGAAGGCAGATCTGCTGTTCAAGAAGATAGGCCTCAAGCAGTCCAGGAAGAAGCTCACCGGCAGCGGGGACCGGGAGAGCGTGGAGGTGGAGGTGCTGGCAGCCATCCAGCATCTGGACCCAGTAGTGCCTATCATGCTGGAGTACTCAGAGCTATCCAAGCTATTGACTGCCTACGTGATCCCCATTCCTAGACTGGCTAGGAGAACATCCTTCGGCAAGTGGAGGATGTATCCCAACCTGGGGGATACCACAGTGCCCAGTGGCCGGTTGAATTGCAACAAGCCCAACCTGCTAGCGATGCCCTCTCGCACTGAGAGGGGAGCCCAGATCAGGAAGGGCTTCATCACCGACCCCGGCTGGTGCTATGTCAGTGTCGATGAGTCCCAGATTGAGGTAAGACTGGCAGCCCACATGAGCCAGGACCCCAACTTGATGAAGGTCTACTTCAACGAGGAGGATGTCTACTCGGACTTCGCCATTAAAGCCTTCAAGCTGAAGGACGACCGGCACCAGAAGGATGGCCAGTGGATATACCCCCACGTCAATAGGATGGACCACAGGTATCCGGCTAAGACCTGTATCCTCGCCAGCATCTATGACGTATCGGCAGAGGGGCTGGTGGAGCAGATGCCGGTAGTCTGTGCTAACTGTAGCTGGCTGAGTCTGCCTACCTCACACAAGGACTACACCCGGCATAGCTGCCATCACTTCCAGCCTCTCTGGAATGAGAACAAGTGCCAGGATCTCATCAACTCCTTCTACCTCCAGTATCCCGGCGTGATGGTCGATCGCAAGACCCACCATAGGCGGCTCAAGCAGTATGGCTTCGTGTGGGATATGTGGGGCCGCATCCTGCATGGCGCGGCAGTCTACAGCAAGCTGGACTGGGTGGTGAGTGCCGCCCTGCGGGAGGCGGCTAACTTCCCCTACCAAGCTGGCGCACAGGGCACCATCAAGCTGGTGATGGCTGCTGTCCAGGATGACCTGGAGGAGGGGGAGTTCCTGGATGACATCCACCCCCTGCTACAGATCCATGATGAGCTGGTGTTTGAGGCCACAGAGCAGGCAGCGGATGACCTCATAGGGCTAGTCAAGCATCGCTTTGAGACATGCTGTCGCCTCAATGTACCCATCAAGGCCGGTGGCACTAAGGCCGCCAACTGGGGGAGTCTGGCTAAGTGATCTACTCTATAGAGGATACGGATGGGATTGTGAGGCTGACAGCGGAGGCACCGGCCTCTAGACCGGGAGTCAATCCCCCGCTGTCAGTACTGGAGGGTCCTACATTGGTGATTGTACCCTATGCGGCCCTCTCCTCGGGCCAGGGTATCTGTGTAAAGATTACAGTCCGGTAGCGCATGGTGCGATTAAGCACAGTTGTCATCGTCTTGCGGCCTTGAGACTCGATCTCATGGGCTGCAACTTGGCGCTTGATGGTTGTATCGGTAAACACAGACCCGCAGAGCTGACATAACCCAGGGGCTGTGTGGACCAGATGGCGGCATGTCATACAGATGGTGGTCATCACACACTCCTACCTCTAGTGTCGCCTATCCCATGAGTGGGATGCAACCTTAATCAACCTTATTGCAACCTTATGGATCATTATGGTATAATGGAATCTAGTAGAGGTGACAATGACGGCAAGAGAAGTAGTGAAGTTCAGGCTGGCTAATGGCCAGCATATGGTTACTATTCCCAAGTCAGTGATGCGCCATCTCAGCATCAAGGAAGGGGACAGAGTGATGGTCAGGTCTGTGTCGAATGTAAAGATTACAGTCACGAAGGAGAGGGACGATGAATCCGGGAGCAGGGGATGAGCTGGACATCCAGAGACTAGTCTCTAGCCCGGTGGACCGCAAGAGGATCTACCAGCTAGTGGGCCAGGACACAAGGCTGGCTAACATGGAGAGAGAAGCCAGGGCAGCACGCCAGCCTGTGAGGGAGAGCATCAAGCATATACTCAACCGCTATGACATCTCCAAGTGCTTCGTGGGGCTGATGCAGGTGCAGTACTATAACAGCCCCCGGCTGAGCATAAGTAAGGAGAAGCTGCTTGCTATGGGCGTCCACCCCAAGGTGATAGCAGCTTGTACTGTGTCGGTGGACAGTTGGCAGTTACGGATAACACCTAAGAAGGAGGATGAACCTGATGTTCTTTAGTGAGTGGATGGACAAGTTCGAGAAGCAGAAGCATGTACTACGGCTGTTTGTCAAGAGTTGGCACCCTGGATCAACTGAGTACGAGTTGGCAGGTGGAGGTGGGCTGCCGATCACTGCCCCCTCTGCTGAGAGTGCCTGTGGGATTATCAGGTCACGGATTAGGAAGGAAGGCCACAATGTAATGAAGGAGTTCGATAGGGCACTGGAGAACAGAGACTACCCTGAGTTGTACTCTCTGCTCCAGAGTGCATGGTTTGGAGTCCCAGAGTCTACTGACTGCTGGAGTCTACCTGGGTTCCGAGAGGCAGTGGGCCTCCTGGAAGATGGCCCCAGTGATCCACTGGATGAGAAAGGAGGGGAATGATGGATAAGGTACACTGCTGGTTCTGTGGGAAGCATATGGAGAGTGCCGCTGGTAGAGTTTCCCATGTGATGAGGATGCACCCAGATCATTGGGAGCGGATGGAGAAGTACCGGGGTGATAGTAAACCCTACTGGACCCATGAGGCCGCAAAGAGAGCATTGAAAGACTCCAAGGACTCCATGTGTTGGCACCAGCGTACCAATGATGGGGGGTTCTGCCTGGATTGTGGAGTGAGGGCCTCTATCCGGTTGAACGACCCAGCTAAAGGCGACACAGAGTTACTACTGGAGTCTGCCGCACAGACGGTGCCCACCGTTGAGGGCTTGCTAGAGTCCGCACACACCCAGTTAATGCGGGAGATTCAAGCGGATGAGAAGGCCATAGAGAGTCTGGAGACTCTACGGTCTGCCCTGGTAGACAAGAAGCATCGTCTCCAGTTGCTCAATGATCTGTGTGGTCCAGTGAGCGGGGGTGTGCTAGTCCAGGAAGACCAGGAGGAAGCAGATGCCTCAGCCCAATAGGAAGTTGATGGCTAAACTGTGGGAGTCCTTTAGTGTGGCGATACTACCCAAGGGTTGCGGCCGGATTCAACGGTGGGAGATGCGCCGCGCATTCTATGCTGGGGCACAGAGTATCCTGACTGAGATTATGGGCATACTCACTGATGGGACTGAGCCAACGGAGGCTGACCTGGAGATCATGCATGGCATTCAAGAGGAGTTCGATGACTTTGTAAGCGACATGCTTAATGGTCGTGCCTGAGGAGAGATCATGAAGAAAGCACAAGCGTACTCGTTCCAGTCCCCCCACAGCAGTAACGTGGCAGGGGCGCGTTATTCACCCAGCAGCAAGACCCTGGAAGTTGACTTCCATAAGAGCGGCACCTACGTCTATCCAATGGTCCCGGCTGAGGTCTGGAATGGATTCCAGCAGGCTATGAGCAAGGGCACCTATCTGGCGACCCACATCAAGCCCAAGTATACTGGAGTCCGCAAGGAGGAGCCTAAGAAGCAGCCAGCAGTGCTGGACATGGCTGCCCAGCTCAAGGCATCCATCAGGAGGGCCACTGATGGAAAGTGATGCACCAGTTGAATTGAGCTATGTCATAGTCCAGAAGTCGGTCAAGGGCTTCTTCAATCGAAGACAGCAGTGGGTGGCAGTCCTGCTGTCCTGGAGTGCTATGCATGGCCAGTACATGGTGACAGCGACCAGGGGACCATTCAAGACAGCAGAGGAAGCGGATGCAGAGGGCAGGATCATGGCGATCCGATACCACTGCAAGTTCAGAGAGAGCAAGTCTGATAAAGTGTAATCAATACAGTTGAATTGTGATAGGAGAGTCTAATGACGAGTATTCCCACAGTAGAAGTATCCCAGCGTGATCTAGCACTGGCACGCCAGAAGTCAGAGAGTGCCGGTCCCTTCATCCAGCAGATTGAAGCGCTGCTGGTCCGTGATGACAAGTCACTGGCCCAGGCCAGTATGCTCCTCACCACCGTGGCTGAGATCCGCAAGGAGATAGCCTCCCGGTTCGACTCCATCTTGAGGCCGATGAATGCCGCTGTCAGTGCGGCCCGGGCATTCAAGACTGACCTGGACTCTGGTCCCGCCAAGGCAGAGATGCTGATCCGGGAGAAGATGACAGCCTACCGGATTGAGGAGCAGAAGCGGCTCCAGGAGGCAGAGGAGAAGCGCAGGCAGGAACTGGAGGCCCAGCGCCGCGCCCTGGAGCTAGCTAAGCAGCGGGAGGAAGCAGCTAAGACCCCCCAGATGCGGGACAGGCTGGCGGTTAAGAGGTTGCAGGTTGAGGCAGAGGTGGAGGCCGCTGCCCTTGCCCCACCCCCGGAGCCAGTTCGAGTCATGGGGTCCGTGATCCGTAAGAAGATGAAGGTGCGCATCTCTGACCGCGCCAAGTTCATCAGCGCCCTGGCCTACGGCACCATCCCTCTGGACTCGCTGCCCTGGGAAGCAGTGGAGGCTCAGTTGAATCGGGACTTCAATGCCGCACCACCAGTCGTAGGCACCTACCCTGGGGTGGAGGTCTATGAGGACATCGGCATTATGAGGAGGGGCTAATGGAGACTGTGATGTCCCTGGTGTTCGGTATGGGCATGTTCATCATGGGGTGGCTGATAGGCCGCCCCCCTAAGAAGGAGAAGGAGCTTCCTCTTGTTGTGGGGGTGGCGAGGGTCCTGTGGCTTGAAGCCTTCAGACAGAGCTTGAACAGCACAACGGTATGCTCCTCGCCAGCTAATAAGGTACAGGAAGCGGCGGCTATGGCTGATCTTGTGGCGGCTGAGTTCAGGACCCGCTTCGGGGGGGAGGAAGAATGGCCCCAACTGGACTAACCATCAAGGAGGCTGGACTAACCATCAAGGAGGCTGAGGAGTTGATCTCCTATCACTTCCCTGACATCTGGAAGCTCTGCAATGTGCGCCATATTGACGCGCCGGGGAACTACCCCGGCTTCAAGGCTCTAGCGGTAGCCTGCGCATCCGGGTATGTAGATGTCATCCTGGGAGCAGAGAGGGACCGTGTGGAGGGGATAGATAGAGCGCGGAGTGGTAATGCCGCTGTTGCCTCTAGCATCCTCTCCCAGTGCAACTACCCGGTGTGGTACGTGGGGGCAAGCCTGTGGAGGGATGTATTCTTCCCGTTCCCAGGGCAAGCCTTCATGCTACCGCGAGGGGCGGTTCAGGCTGAGGGCGGGGATGTC